GATTCAGAAATCAAACACGAAATTAAAAAACTCAATGAGAAGTTAGATAGACACATATCGTTTATTGAAACTGTCTATCGTGGTTTACGACACCCGATTGATAGAGTCAAAGATTGGTTCTCATAAAACACCCCCACCCCCTTAAAGCTGAACGGCAATGATTTCGACTCCTTGTATTAAAATATGTAAACTTAATTCACAAGACATTTGTATTGGGTGTGGTCGTACATTGTATCAAATCAAACATTGGTATAACTATTCTGAAGAAAAAAGAAAATTAATTATAAAGGGCCTTGACATATTAAAAGAATCTGATATAATGTAAGAGTATATAAACATCAAACATAGAAAGGAAGTATATGTACAAAAAACTAAGTAAAACACAAAAGATAATTAACAAACTAAACTCAGGTCGTAATGTAACATGGTCGTATCTAAAGACTAAAGTTAAATCACCAAGAAGTTTAATTGATACTTTGAGAGCAAGAGGTATGTGTATCTATCGTAATCAAACATCAGAAGGTGTTGCATATAGAGTCGGGTCTCCAAATAGAGCAATGATTGCAGCCGCAAACAAAGCCCTTGGTAATACAACTCTACAATATACATATAACTAGAGAATGTGAAAATGGTTGGTCCCTTAATCGACCCGTGCTGACCCATGGTTAGTCAGCATTAATTATACAAAATGGATTAAGTCTATGAAACAAAAATTAAAAGATAAAGGGGTTGCTCTTCTTTTACTTATATTGATGATAGTATTATTTGTAACTGGTTGTACTTTTACGATTGGTACTTATAAGAATAAAATTGAGTATGAGTACGAATGTCATTCTGAAGAATGCCACCCAGTAAATGAAAATATAGATTATGCAATTCCTCCAGCAATCTACTCGCAGTTTAAAATGGAATGGGGTGCAGGGGAATGAATGAAGAACCCTTTCTCGGATATTGTACGCATTGGTGGTGTGGACCACTCTACTTCTTTTTGTACTGGTATGTCGTATGGGGGTTTGCACAGTTAGTCTTTATATGGTTAATCTCTAGAAAGTAAATATGAAAAAAAATTTCGTAAAAAAAAATCGTGAAGAATTAAAACTGAACCACTGTATCGTTCACAGATATCGAAGCGACCGAGTTGCACAGTATATGGCACAGTTTCCAGGTCGGCAGTATCTGGGTTGGATTGATTCAAAGATGTTTGGAGAAAGTAATGTATCGAGTGGAGGTAAAAATTCGTGTACCTTTACAGCCAATGATGGTGGTGCATATATTGTAACAGAGGAGATACCCGAAAATGAATAGTATCGTAGAATGGTTGGTCGTCATTACAATTAGTATTATAAGTAATGATGGTGTACTTAGTCCAAAAACTTACGAGGTCGTTTCAAGAAGTGATTTCGCAATGTGTAGTCTTGTCAAAGCAGACATAGATTTTATTTTTCGTAATCCTTATCAGACTGTTGTCATTAAAGGAGATTGTACAACTGTTTCAGAATATGAAAGGCAAAAGATATGAGTCAATGGTGGAAGGGTTTCTGGTTCGGCGTACTCTTTGTACTGGCCGTTATTATTTGGTCAATTAATAGTTAGGAGATATTATGTTTTGGTATTCAATGTATGTAAAAATATGCGACTTCATACAATTTAGAATTTGGGGTTCACTTTCAAAGTATTGGTTTGAAATCATCTGTGGTGTGCATGTCATTACTTGGTGGGCAATCATTTGGTTAGTCATGGAGAGAGCATGTCAATAATCTGGAAACTCAATTCAAAAAAAATAGCACAACGATTAGGTCGTAACACTTACGATAAGTTAAGTGATGCCGAGGCAAAGGAAATTGGGTATTCTTATTGTACTGTCTATGACAATAAAGAAGCAATCAAAGAATATCGTAGAGGGTATGAAGAAGAAACAAAAGAACGATTAAAAAGTTATGTGAAAGGAGGTGGTGAGTAGTGAAATATATAGTTGGTATATTAGTTGGATTTTGGTTGGCTTGGTATTTTCCAATCGAAGATGAAATCAATGCAGCCTTTAGTGAAACAGATAATTTTATCACAGCTGTGATGGACGAAATAGATGTCAGAAAAGAAGATAATTCAGTTTCCGAGTAAACAAACTTTTGTTGTTTCTTTTGAGATTGCAATGCCACAGAATATATCTTTACATGATTCAGATATTCATGTTTCGATTGAAGGTACATTTTGTTCAGCAACAGTTGAGGCACATTCAATTACAGAAGCACGAACTAAAATAGAAAAATGTTTTGAGGAAATAGAATGGTTAGATTAAGTCCAGAAGATGAAGAACGACAAAGAAAAGAAGCTGAAGAAAGTTTTAAACAAGCTGACAGACTAAAACTTCGTATTGCACCAAGTCGATTGTATGTACAGCATATTCTACCTTTTGTCTTTGGATTGATACTTGCATTTTTACTTTTCTCTTGTGGCTTCGATGGTGGACTTGTAATCAATGAATATCAATGATATACACTTTATTTTAAATAATCATTTTTCATGTACAGTTCCAAACCCGACACAGTACCCACAATGTTTTTGGTACTATCTACAACTTTATAAATTAGAGAAAGAAGAAAATGGAAATTGAACTTATAGATAAAATGGGAACAGACTTAACAGTTGTTAATGCAGCCAGAGTTAGTTTCTCAAAAAGAAAATTTACTTTTGAAGACAATGATGAAAAACTCATAGAGTATCTTGCCAAACATAATCATTGGTCACCCTTTGCACATTGTTCATTACAATTTAGAATTAAGGCACCTATCTTTGTTGCACGACAGTTAGTCAAACATCAAGTTGGTCTAGTATGGAATGAAGTTAGTAGAAGATATGTAGATGATGAACCAGAATTTTATATTCCGTTCATGTGGCGTAAGAGAGCAAAGAATATTAAACAAGGAAGTTCTTCAGAAGAAATAGAATGGGACATTACAGACTTTGTAAAAAAATCTAAAGAACTTTATAAAGAAATGATAGACGAAGATATTGCACCTGAACTTGCACGAATGATATTACCACAGAACATGATGACCGAATGGTATTGGTCAGGAACTCTTTATGCATTTGCACGAGTCTGTGCATTACGATTAGAGGAACACAGTCAAGTAGAAACACGACAAGTTGCAAAAGAAATTCATTATCATACAAAACATGCATTTCCAAAAAGTTGGAAATACCTCTTGACAAATGTGAATAACCTTGATACAATATAAGTATGAGTAAAATAATGTGTGCATCTGATTGTATTCGTTTTAAGATGAGAGATACAGGCGACTTGATTCGTAAACATCAAAGAACGATTGATGAATCTGCTGATGAAAGAGAAGTGAATGCTGCTAAGTATTTAAAACATGAACATCTCAAAGAGATGGATAAATACATCAAACGATTGAAATCTGCAATCAAACAAGAAAAAAAAGATAGAGCCTTTTTTGCATCACTATAAATAAAAGTATGCAAAATACTTCTTTTTTTATGGGCAGAGATGGCTTCATGTGGTTTATTGGTGTCGTTGAAGATAGAAACGACCCAGAGAGATTAGGCCGAGTAAGAGTTCGTGCTGTCGGTTATCATACAGAAGACAAAACTAAAATCCCAACAGAGAGTTTACCATGGGCACCAGTCATGATGCCAGTTACTACTCCGTCTATGAATGGATTAGGTGAAACTCCTTTTTTGGTTCAAGGTAGTTGGGTCATTGGATTTTTCAAAGACGCTCAACATTTACAAGAACCCATCATCATGGGAACACTTCCTGGTAAACCAAATACTTATGCAAATACATCTTCAGGGTTTAATGACCCAGGGAATAATCAAGACTATGGATATTATGATGAAGATACTGAAACCTATTCTTACCCAGTTCGTAAAGATGAATCAGATATTAATCGTCTAGCAGTTCCGACTGCCAAAGATGCAAATGGGGATATCATTACTCATGGTAATCGTTCTGCACGAGATACAGCTGCAACTGAAAATATTCCTCTTGCAAATACCACAACAACATGGAATGAATTAAAAACAAGTAATGATTCATCAAGAGGACATGAAGATAATGTTATTGGTGTATCAACAGAAACAAATGAAGAGAGAACAAAAAAAACAAGAGTAGATTCCGAGTACCCTTATAATCAAGTAAGAGAAACAGAGTCAGGTCATATTGTTGAATTTGATGATACTCCGTTTGCAGAGCGTATTCATGAATATCACAGAACAGGTACTTTCTACGAGATTGATGCTGATGGAAATAAAGTAACAAGAATTGTAGGAAGTAATTATGAAGTTGTTGCCGGTTCTGAATTTGTAAATATAAAAGGTGAATGTAATCTTACAGTTGACTCTAATTGTAGAACATATATAAAAGGTAATTGGGATATACAAGTTGATGGTGATAAGACAGTTGTCGTAAAGGGCAATCATTCTGAAACTGTTTCTGGAACTCAATCATCTAATATCACTGGTGATGTTAGTGAATCATATGGTGCAAATCAAAACACAACTGCATCAGAAAACATTGATATTCGTGGTAAACGAATTGACTTGAACAAGGAATAAAAAATGGCTAAAGGAAGAAAACAAACAACAGTACATATACATGAACCTACAAGTAAAGGAACTTCGATTGGTAGAAAACCAATTACTTCTACAATGAATAAAAATCGAAGAAGAAGTTGGAAGAAGTATCGTGGCCAAGGGTGATGGAGAATATATCATACTGGTAAAGGGTGAAGTAAAAACTTTTACCAACTGGAAAGATATACCTGGTTCTTTTGAGAACATTATTAAATTTAATCCTACACCACCACCTTCACCTCATAGTGAAGAAGACCACGAATACATAAACACCTTTGATGATAAACTTCATGAACTTATGAGTAGAGAGGAAGAGTAATGCCAGCAATTACAAGAAAGGGCGATGCCGATGTAACACATTGTTCAACACCTTTTAGAGAGGGTGCATCTGAAAATGTATTTGTCAACAATATTGGTGTATCTAGACAAGGTGATAAAAATACAGTTCATGTCTTACCAGGTTTACCTTGTCCTTCTCATCAACAAGTTATCACAACTGGTTCTACAACTGTATTTGTAAATAATGTAGGGTGTGGTAGAATTGGTGATGGTATTACTGCGTGTACCTCAGTTGCTGAAGGTTCATCTAATACTTTTGCAGGCGGGTAAACTTTTGTTATAAATAATTTACATAGGGGAAATTTATGCCAACTTCTGGAAGTTTAAATTACGATGCAAGTATTACTAATGAAAAGCGTAGTGTAAAATTATTTAAAGATTTAAATTTAAATTTTAATAAAAACATTATTACAAGTGATATTGCAAAACTAACAGATGTTGAAGCAATCAAAAGAAGTGTGAGAAATCTTGTACAATTAAATCACTATGAGAAACCATTTCACCCAGAGATTGGTTCTAATATTCGTGCAACTCTTTTTGAAAATCTCTCACCGATATCAGCTTCGTTGTTATCAAGAAATATTGAAACTGTTATAAAAACATACGAACCAAGAGTAGAATTAATTAGAGTTGATTCTCTTCCTGATTTAGATAGAAATGCTTACAATGTAAGAATAGAATTTTTCATTGTTAATGCACCGAGTGAAATGGTTTCACTTGATGTTATAGTAGAAAGAGTAAGGTAACATGGCAACAACGGATAAAAGACTTTCAATTACAGAATTAGATTTTGATGATATAAAATCTAATATGAAAATATTTTTAAAGAATCAAACAGAATTTACTGATTATGATTTTGAGGGTTCTGGTATGTCAGCCCTCTTAGATGTTCTCGCATACAACACACATTATCTATCAATGAATGCTAATCTACTTGCAAACGAAATGTTTATTGATACTGCATCACTCAGGTCTTCTGTTGTATCTCATGCTAAAACT